ATCTCAAGAAAAAAGAAGCCAAGAAAGAAGATGGCTCTGAGATGAATGATAAAGAAAAACGGAAAGCTGCTTTAGATAAAGCACGCAAGTACCAAGATCAAAAACGCAAAGACAAAGAAAAGAAGTAGGATATTATTCAGTAGTAACCTGAATAGCTTCCGTGCCTTCTTATCAGCACCTTGCTTATCGTCGCAATGCGCGTGCGGCGTCTAAGAACTTTAAGGTCAAGGCACCAATCAATCTTCATCTCCTGGAACGTGCCAGGGAAGATTTTGGGTATTTCTGTGAGTATGTAGCAGATAAACCTCCTGCTCAACACCATCAAAACTGGCATCGTCACTTTGTTACTGACGAAGACAGTAACTGTTTAATTAAAATTGCAGGTCCCAACGTAGACCTATTAGCCCCCCGTGGCTCAGCAAAAAGCACGGTCCTTGGTCTTTTAACAGCTTGGGCCATTGGCATCCATACAGAAGCTAAGCTTCCGCTACAGGTTCTTTACTTGTCATATACGGTTGATATTGCTCGTTCCAAGTCAGCAACCATTAAACGAATTATTGAAAGCAAACGATATCAAGAAGTTTTTCCAACAGTACGTCTTCTTAAGAACGTTACTAGTAATGAGTACTGGTCTATTGATCATAAATTTGCTGGTATTGACGTAACCGGTGATGAACAATTTACGCTTTGCGCAGCGGGCCTTAAAGGTTCGGTGACCTCCAAGCGTTCTCATTTGGTGATGATTGATGACGCTATCAAATCAGCTGCTGATATTGCAAATCCTGACATCAGGAAAATGATGCAGGACAACTGGAACGCCGTTATTGCACCAACGATGTTTGAAGGCGCCCGTGCAATCTGCCTTGGAACACGCTTCAGGCATGATGATATTCACGCAACAACTTTTAACGAGCAAAATAATTGGACACAGATTGTTCTTTCTGCAATTCAAAACAATCCTAAAACAGGAGATGAAGAATCCTACTGGCCAGAGATGTGGTCACTAGATTATCTAAAAGAAAAGAAACGACAAGCACCTATTGCTTTTTCGTTTCAATACATGAATCAAATTGTCAGACAAAATGAACTTTCATTGGCGCCAGAACTTATTGTTAAGGCAGAAATTTCAACGGAGTTTGATGCCTTGGGCATTGGTGTTGACTTGTCTGCAGGCATTAAAGAAAAGAATGACTACACAGTAATGATTCTTGGTGGTCGCATTGGTGACCGCATCCATATTATTGATTACAGACGGATCAGGGTCATGGGTAACCTAGAAAAACTTGATGCCATGAAAGAGCTTCTTAATGATTGGTCCATCCTTGGCTGTGATGAAGGCGGTAATTACTTCCCCACTTACTCCACGTGCGATATTTGGTCAGAAGCTGTCCAATACCAAGCATCTTTGGAAGCTGACTTTAAACGTGTTTGTTTAAATAACGAAGGTCTCTATAACTTGATCTGGCACCCAGTCAAAGGGTTCCGTGCAGACAAGCTGGCACGATTCAGGGGAATCATGGGTATGTTTGAAGATCGGAAAATTATCTTTAACCGTTTCAGGAACTTCACAAATCTCTTCGAGGAACTCACGAATTTCGGCGTAAGTGGTCATGATGACTGTGTAGATGCGTTGGTTTGGTTGGTTACCGGATTAGCAAGAAAGGGGAATCTTCATCTTGATTACTAGGTTTAAAATTAGAAGAAAGACTGCTTATCTGTGGGACCAGAATATTTAACAATTGCAATCACCGCAATTATATCAGCTGTCACAGGAGGTTCCTGGGTGGCAAACAAAATTCTAAGCCGCACGCACGAACGGCTGCAAACTCTTAATGCATCGTTACGTTCGCAAGAAAATCGAGTGGACTCACTGGAACAACAAATAAATCGAATGCCCTTGGAGTACGTTTTAAAAGTTGACTTTCTAAGAGAAATTCAAAATATGCACGATAATTTTCAGCAGATCAACAATAAGCTTGATAAGCTTATGGAAAAGCTTTTGGCCAAATGAGTAGCTACATTTTAGAAGTTCAAGAGGACGACAACGGAGATCAATATATAATTCTTCCAGATGAAATAATAGAAGATCTTGGTTGGCAAGAAGGAGATGTATTGAATTGGGACGTAAAAGGAGAAGGGATTATTTTGACTAAAGTTAATGATCCAGCTGGGTATGTGGTATTAGAGGAGTAAAATAAACACATAAGAGAAAATAAAAATGGCTGGTTTTTACGGCGGGTACTTAGGCAATGCAGGAGCAATGAATCCTGGTGGCGCTGCTCCTCAAGGTTTTGGTTTACCTCAACCAGGCTCTATGGTAGCCGGTAGTCCCAGCTTCAATATCAACCAATCCGCTGGGCCGTTAGGTCAGCGTCCAGGGGAACAACTTAAGCGTTTATACGAAGGTGGTACACAACAAAACCAACAACTCAATGATGAGTTACGCCGCCGTGGAATCATGCCAGGCAGCGGGCCACAATTACCATTAGCACAAAGCGCCCCAGGGATGAATCCCATGGGTAATGCAGGTTTTTACGCAGGTCCACAATATGGACAAATGCCTACAGGTTTCACAAATAAAACCGTATCCTGATGAAAACAAAAAAGCTAATTAAAAAAGCATTTAAAAAGCCGGAGCTTTTTAGTTCTGGTGAATTGATGTATTTTAATCTTTGGCTTTCTCAAAAGAAAAAAAAGAAATCTGCTAAGATCAGTAAAGGTAAAAGGGAAAATAGTTAATGTCTGTCGATGCTAAGTCCCGGCTAAAAGATATTGTTGACTCTTATCTTGAAAAAGATGGGGGGTCTGCAATTGACACAGGGATCGTGGCATCCCACCTGGCACAGATGCGACTGTTTGGCATCCGTCAAGGTGTTGAGTTTTTTCCAGCGCAAGATAATTTTGGAAATCAACGGAAAGACTTTATTGATCGTGTAATCAAATACAACCAACTTGATACACGCCTTGATTCCATCTGGGACTATTTCCTTTGCGATGGTCAAGGCTTGTTTTACATTCGTCCCACCAAAAACAACTATCGTCTTTATTATTTCCGTAAGCACGAGTATCGTACTTTCTACAATATTGACGGTGAGTTAGATGAAGTTGTAATCATTTACAGCTATAAAGTCCGTCAAGGCATGGGCTTTCAGCAAGATATTGGAACCAGTGGTTTATCTGGTCCAGCAACAATGGGTGGTCAAGGTGTCAAACGTTATATCAGACTTTCAATTAAACGTAAAACAATTGAGGAAACTCACTCAGAAGGTGAGATTTCATTTGATACAAACTATCAGGCAGTACCAGGAAAAACCAAAACTTTTAAAAACACACTAGGTTTCATTCCTTGTGTTGAAATCTTTAATAATCCCAAAGGTTTTTCTACTGAAGGTGTTGGTGAATTTGATGCATTAGCCAATCATATTTGCACGCATGATGAAATGGTTCGGACCATGCGTAAGAACGTTCAGTTCTTTGGTAATCCAACTCTGCTTTCGTCACGCCCCAAGACTGACCTAATGGAATCAGGTAGTGATTCTGTTGTGCAACGTCCGTCTATTGCGGCCAACTCTGGATTTGGCAGCATGGGTTCATTAAGTCGTTCTACTTTTAAACAAGATCCAATTAGTCGCGGTGTTGACGGACAGATTCGTGTACCACGCGTCATCGCAAACCTGGAACCAAACGACCGAGTTGGTTACATTGTTCCAGATGCAATTACTGGAGATCAAAATAGTTTTGCTCGCCAGTATCGGGAAGAAATCAGAACAGCGCTTGGCGGTGTTGATGAACTTTCAATTTCAGCTGGCGTAACCGCAACAGAGTACAAATCATTATTTGGTCGCGTATCAGCAACATCAAAGAAAAAAGCAAACGCAATTTATACCTACGGTATCTCCAGGTGTTTAGAACTGATTATTTATCAGGAAGAACGTTTGTTCCGTGAAACGTTAGCCGCAGCAGCAGGACTTGAAAAGCCCTTGGAACTACCTGAAACAGCAGGTCCACAAGATGTTGCTATGTACGAAGATGCAATGGCTGCATTTGAGGATCGTGTCAAACAATTGATGATGGCGTGTCTTAAGACCCAACAAATTCCGCCCGGTGTTTTAGGCCTTATCCCTGACGGTGACGTTACAATGTTGTGGCGTTGGTTGGGTCCTGTTTATGAGGACTCTACTCAAGACGTGCTAAACAACTCAATTGTTGTAAGAAACTTACAAGAATTAGGTGTTGATAGCATTGAAGCACTGAAATACCTCTTCCCGTCTAAGACGGATGAAGAAAGGGCCGGGATGCTATCAGGCTTCCCATTCAGGATGGTGGGTGAACTACAGAATGCATATTCTCAGTTTGCTCGCCTTGTGGGGGGAATGATGCAGACCCCTCACCCGCAATCACCGGATTTACCGATGGCTGCGGATCCGAGATTGGATTTAACTCCATATCTGTATCGCACTTTAGAAGCTCTACAAAAGGAGATGAGTTATGCAGGACGCTACCGTCCAATCGATCCCACAGACGAGCCAAGCACCAGTGGCAGTGGCACCGAGCAGCTACGTGGTGGCAGCACCGCAAGCAGCCCCGGTCAACTACCAGGCAGCGCCCCAGGCTTATCAAGTGGGTACGAGTTACCCCCAAGCGGTACCTCAGGCAGCCCCCAGCTACCAATCAGCCCCTACTCAGTACGCCCCCCAATCCCAACCGGCGGTGGACTCGGCGGGGAATCCCTGGGAATCGGCGTTCAACAAGGTGGTGAACCTGCTGAGCGCACCAGTCCAATCCCCGTTCCAGGGTCAACAGTCAGCTCCGACGACAGCGTATACCCCGGCCAACTACGGGTACAGCAACCCAGCTACGCAACAATCGGGTCAGCAGACCTCGCATCCCAGCCAGGCATACTCGCCCAGCTCTTCCCAAACCTCTTCGACTCCCTCCTTGGAGCAGCTCGCGGACCTGGTGGGAATGAGCCAGGAAAGCCGTCAGGTGATGGACGCGTTCGGGATCGAAGCTCCGGCAGTCCTGAACAACTACGCCCTGGAACTGGAAGGAATGCTGGACAGCGCCGTCCAGTGGGGAAACCGGGCCGCAAGTAACATCGAAGGTTACGCCAACTTTGCTGTTAACGAGCACCAGGAGAACCTGGCCTACAACGAAATTCTCACCAACCCCGATGTTCTCAGTGATTACACGCTGAAGTTCTTCGGTCCTGAAGGTCCGTACCCCGTGTACGAAAACGAAGCTCAGCTTGAGACTCGTGGTTATCCCACCGAGCAAATGCAAGCACCTGTCATGGGTCAGTTCCCTGCACCTCCTGCAGCTGCTGCTCCACAGATGCCCGAGAACTTCTGGGGCGGTTTCAACGAAACGATGGCACGTGATCCCCAGAATGCTTGGCGCATGCTGAATCAAGCTCAGCCTGGCACCGTTGCAAACAAACTGTTTGTGATGGAGTAAGGACATGGCACGTGTTAAGCTTGCCTCCCTTGGTCAAACACGTCCCTTGCTTGCGTATGGAGTTCCCGCTGCTGCCGGTCTGGCAGTCGGCGGGGCTCTTGCTGCTCAAGGTGAAGATCCCGGTTCTGCCGCATTAGGTGGAATTGCCGGTGCTCTTGGTGCCCGTGGTGCTTTAGGCGCTGCTCGTATGGCTGGTAAATATGCACCAGCCATTGCTGAAAAGATGCAAGGTGCGATTGCCCCAGCTGGTAAAGCTGTGCGGTCCGCTATGGAAGCCGCCCCTGAAGGTGGCCAACGTGCTGCAGCCCTTGGTGGAATGCGTAATGTTCTTGCAGGTGCTTATCGCTCTGCCGGAAATGTTTCGCCCGGCCTTGTTCAAAAAACAGCTGCTGCCGCTGCTGTTCCTACTGCTGCAGCCCTTGCCGGTTTAGGTGGTGTTGCCGCTGGTGCTATTCCTGGTGCTTTAGGTATGCCTGGGTTTCAACAACAACAACAAGCTATGCAAATGCAAGAAGCAGTTGTAGATCCTGAATCGTATGGTTCAAGTAACTCCGCAGGCGCTCGTTACAAAACGCCAACCTTGCAGTACCTGTAAACAAAAATTACGGACTGCTAAAATTTGTGTTAGATAAGACATATTGATGTCTGAATCTTTCACCCGATAAAAAAAACTTCCTGAGACTCTGGAGGATAAACCAAAGTGTTTATTGATAACGATTTTCCAAAAATCCTAGGGGCCGAACTCTATCGTCCCCACCCTGCATACATTGCTGAGATGGCAGTGGAGCCCGTGGTTGTCCACGACTTCACTCGTCAGCCTGGTCAAACCGTGCAGCTCGACCGCTATAAGTTCTGGGGAACCCCTGGTACCAAGGACAGCCGCGAGCGTATTTCTGATCAGACCATTGGTAGCGCCAACAGCCGTAACATCACCAAGGAGAAAGTCCTTGTGGTGCTTAAGGAATACACCGGTCCTGCAGACCCCGGCGATCCGACTCAGCCTTCGACTTTCAAGATTGCTCGCGAAACCCTGATCACTGCTCAGCGCATGCTGCTTGACAGCGGCAACCTGAACATGTTCCACCAGTCCATCGGTAGCCTCACGCTGCTGGATGACTATCGCCGGTGGCGTGACCGCGTCTTCATTGACGAACTTGCTAAAGCAGAAGCCAATGGTGTTGCTTCTACAACCCAAGGCGGTTACTACTTCCCTGGTGGTAAGGTCAAAGCCGCTAACGGTTCTATTTCTTACACCAGCACTGAGTACACCGCTGATCTTCAGCAGTTTTCTGTTCGCACCGACCTTTTGACTGTTGTCAAGGACCTTCGCAAGCGTAACGTTCCCACTTACGCTGATGGTCTGTATCGTTGTATTTGCGATCCCACCTTCATGATGCACCTGCGTCGTGATCCTGACTTCCGTGAGATTGCTCGTTACGCTGGTAACCCTGGCCAAGGCATGTACATGGGTAACCCCATGATGCCTAATAACTCCAGCTTCTACATGGGTCCTCAAGCTGGTCAAGGTTATTTCCTTGCTGGCGAACCTGTTATGCCTACTGGCGTTCAGTTTGAAGGTGTGAAGTTCTTCGAATCGACCAACTTCCCCAACCGCACTATTAGCGCTACTTTTAACGCTAGCACCTACGCTAACCAAGAAATTGCACAAGGTTATTTCTTTGGTCCTCAGGCAATCGGTGTTGGTATCGGTGGCCCTAACGCCCAGGTGCTCATCAACAATAACGATGACTTCAGCCGCTTTATCATCTTGATTTGGCAGCTGTACGCAGGTTTTGAAATCTTGAACAAAGATTTTGTCACCACTGCATTTAGTTTCGTTTCTGATGACGGCGCTATTTGATAATCAACAATAACTTTAGGAAAGATAAATGACTTACCTGTCTTCTAAAAAGATTTATCCCGGTAACTGGGTAAATGCTTTAAACGGTTGGTACAAAAACATTGACGCTAACCCTGTCGATGGTACCGCCGACGCGACTAAAGGCGGCCCCACTTGCGTGCTGGCCATCCCCGGCTATCGTTATTTCCAGCAACGTGGTTATGTCCCCGTTACCAACACTTCTGGTGCTGGTGTAGTTGCTTCTGCTTCGCTTATCGTTCCTTCGCCTTATCGCCAAGACGATACTCGTACCGATATCACCGGCATGGTGATCTCTGGTAACACCACTAACACTGCTTATGTGTATCGCACCGCTATCTCCGTGGCTTCTGGCTGGGGTGATGATCGTGTTGCTTCCGGTGTTTATGCCGCTACGGGTAACGTGATCTCCGTGGGCCGCGACAACGCTGGTAGCCCTGTTGCTGCCTCTGGTGTTGCAGAAGGTGTGTTCCAGGCAAACTTGGCTTCTACCACAGCTGGCATCCAAGCCGGTGAAATTTTCTTTGCTGGCGGCACCGCTGCCTATAGCACGGATCCTTTCATCACCACTACTGGTGCTGCTGGTACGGTTCCTGGCCCTGGTACCGCATACTACCCTGTGCAGGCTTCTACCACCGTTAAGGTGTACTCGAAGGCAACCGCAAACTCCACTTCTACCACCAACGGTTTCTACATCTCCAGTGGCGACTCTGCTGCTGGCCGTACCGGTTACCTGGTTGTTGAAGTGTGCTATGTCCAACCCGACGTTGCTCCTGGTTACGAAGATATCGATGCGTATCTTAATAACCGCACCGTCAGCTGATTAAGCTAAACTGGGACCAGTGAATTATTTCCTGGTTCCAAATGCTTTATCAACACAGAAAAACCGGTGCTCGGGTCAAGGTTATTAGTGAGTTTGACAACGGCGATTGGCTCATGGTTGAAGACCAAGACGGTCGCCTTTTTACCGCTTACAAAACCGAATTGACTCCTGATGAAGCTGCTACTAAAAAGGTAACAACTTTACAGGTTAAAGATAAAGCAGCCAAAGAGGAAGTCCGAGCATTCCCTCCGGAAACACGTTTGAATGTTAATTCCGCTACCCCACAGATGATCGCTGATCATATCAAAGGTATCGGTCTTAAAACTGCCCGGGAAATCAAAGACCTTCAAATGTCCTTATCGGGTGAAAGGTTTAATAACCTGGAGCAACTCAAACAAATCAAACGGGTTGATTGGGATTCTGTCTTAGCTGCTGACCTAATTCGTGTCTAATACTCATCTCCTTTAGCTCCCCCGGGTAACCGGGGGTTTTTTCGTTTTAAAATAAAAAAAAGGTTGTTGATAATGGCAGGCGGTTCTGCAATTTACTTGGGGAAAACGGGTGCAACCGGTGGTGTTACTGGAGCACACGGTCATTTCGAAGTAATTAAAGATGGCAAACGTTATGGATTGTCTCAGGCTCGCGCTGACCTTGGGCAAAAAATTCAATTTCGTTTACCAAACGAACAAGCTTGGCAACAGATGTACAGCCCTGCAGCAGGGGGTCAGTTCCGTTTAAATCCTGCTGTTGGATTGACAGAAGGCATTGGAATGCGAGCTGTGCATCCTGTAACTGGAGCAAAGAATGTTGCGCATCGCGGCGAGGACTATAACTTTCCAGAAGGTACGGACTTGCGTTTTATGGGTGGTGGAAGTGTTGCAGGATTGGCTAATGTAGGCCGTGCTGGAAACATATCAACATTACATACTGGTCCCTATAAATTAGATGTGTTTCACATGAGCAAACTCCCTGGAGCAACATCGGCCCCAGAGTCGACAGCTCTACCAGCAGCGCCTACACTCCCTGGTGAAACACCAACAACAAATGACACGCGCACCAAGGACATCCTTGAAGCGTTCATGTATGGAACACAATATCAACAACCACAAAAAGAAAAAACACTAGAAGAAACTTTAAAAAGTGAGTTAATTGCAGGTGCATTAAGCAATGCATTAACACCTAAAAAATCTTTTCTTTCATCTTTTGTTGGCCAACAACCTTATCTAATGGGACAAGCCGCATCAACCTCAGACTATCTTTCTGGATATCCAGTTTGATTCTTTCCTTTATAATGAATAGACAGGAGAAATAAGAAGTGAATTTATCTGACTTCGATAAAAGTAGGGTCAGGTACCATCTAGGGTACTTCACTGTTTCCGTGCCTGCTGGTGACTATGCCAGGCTCGAAGAAGCAATGAATACCGTTCCAGATTCTTATTTTTACGATAAAATTGTTATTCAAATTGGTCGTTGTGATACGGCTGAAAAGAAAACCGAAGTTGCAACTTCTCCTTCAACTCGGTTAGAAAGTATTGCTGGTGACGTTGATCGTACTATCAGGTCAAGTAATGCCAAGGAAGCATTAAAAGTTTGGGATGAGATTTATCTATACGAAACCAATCGTTTATCCGGTATTCTTTACGTTCCTAATTACAAAGATCCTTTCCAAGCGCGTTATCGCTACGAGCGTTCGGGTGCAGAATTCATTCAAGCTTTACCTGGCCCAGCAGATACTGCAGTTGGTTCACGTATCTATTTAAGAGGAGTGTGTAGATAATGCCAAGTTTTAATATTGGACAAGTTGGTGGATTGCTTCGTAATCTTGGGGGTCAAGCTTCAAGATTAATTGATAAAGATATCTATGGGGCGTGGCAAAGATCTGGTATTCCTTTAAGGCGTCTTGCTGAATCAAGAGCCGGAATTAAGCCTCTTAGCAGACTAGACGAGGCAAAAGCTTTTGCCAATACACGAACAATGCAAGGTGTAACTGGTGCAGCTGGTTTAGCAGCACTTGGTTCTTTTACTGGGAATATTGAAAATGCATTAAATCAAGCCGGTCCGGCAGTTGATCGTTTTGTTAGCAACGTTGTTCCAAACAATATTGAAAACTGGGCAGGACGTACTGCACGGGAAATGGAGAAGGGCGGTTTAATGGGTATGATTGATGGTCTTATTACCATGCCATTTGCAGCAGCACAGACGTACGGTCAAACAGGTGGGTACAATACGCCGCAACGTCCTCTTGGTACGTTATCTAAACTTGGCGGGAAAGAGGTTGCGTGGCGAGGACCCGACCTTGGGTGGCAAAGAACTTATTCAGAAGGTGCTAGCCCACCTTCTCCTGCCCCTGGTCCTTTACTGGACCTCTCTAGTGGGCGGCAAGCCGGACAAGTGGGATCCAGTGTGATCTCCAATGGGGCCGGTGTTCCCGCACAACGTTCTAATGTTATTAACCGCGCACTCTCTCAAGAAGTACTTAATGCTGCTCAGCAGTTCAATGCTCCTACAAACATTCCTCTTTCTTCCTACTATGAGGGCCAACAGCAACTGGGTAGGAGTATGATGCAAAACGGGACTTTGGTGAGTCAGCTCCAGGAATTGGGTGGTGCGCCTGGTATGACACCGGAAAACTTAAAGAGTTGGGCAGAGAAGAACCCAGCACTTGCCTACAGAGAAATACAAAAACTGAAGGGAAGGTTGTAGTAAAAATGGCACCTAAAACTGTACAAGAACTTTTTGGTTTAAAACCAGAAGAAGTCAACGCTTTAACCGTTCTTTCCGGATTGGAAGGATATCGTGGAGGTCGCGGAGAAGACGTAGCAGCTGTTGCTTCTAATGCGCTTGCCCGTCGTCTACATGGTGGTTGGGGCGGACGTGACATTCGTAACATTGCAACTGCCCCTGGGCAATATGAAGCAATTTACGGACGTAACATCAACATGAATCAGCTTGCTGATCCAGCGTATGGTGCAAAAGTTTTAGGTAGTCAAGAAGAATTTGATCGCTTGCGGAACATTGTTAACGATCCAACCATGGTTGGACAACAGTTTCAACGTTCTAAGGGAGCCATGTCCTTCCGGGGTGTTGCTGGCTACGGCAATAAAAAACCAGGAGACTATGCGCCCATTCCAGGAAAAAGTAATTTTTACTTTGATTCAGATCCTAATGTTCTGAAGAAAGGTACAAATATTTTTGGAGCAGCAACGATTGCACAACAACCTGCTGTGATGCCGCCTTCCCCGACATCCGCACCACCCCCAGTTAACGCTCTTCTTTCCAAACTAGGACTTGCCTCCCCTGGAACGGAGGGGAAGAAAAACTTTGCACAAGAATTTGCGCTTAGTTTTATTCGGCCTTTACTTCCTAATCTTTTTGGAACTATACCGTAATGGCGCGTTTTGCTGACTACTTAGATACTGGATATCTCCCTGGGGAAATCCGCCAATCCACTTATGGTGCAGCGGCATTAAATCCCATGGCTATCACCAAGTATGAAGCCAATAAAAAATGGAAGTTCCAACCGGAGACTAAAACCGGTGGAGCTTCTTTTCAAGACTTTTTAAATTGGCAAAATAATCCGGATGCAGCTATGTCTTCAAAGATAAAACTGCCTCCAACATTTTTAGCCTTCAATCAAATGGCTAACGGTTATAATTAACAAAAAGCTGAAGTAAGAAGCGTGTCCTCAACTAGCTCAAATAAGCAACCCGTTTTTACTGATCGTCCTTTATTCGATTCAGTTCGGGTGACGACGCAGACCGTTGGTAGTGCAGCAACCAATACTTTGTTTGTGCAAGGTGGTCAGGCACCATCCATTTTGGTTGACATGGACGCGGCACTAAGCGAAGACAATAACTCTGGTGGTGTTGTTGATTCTATTACCATCGTTCGTAACGACTTTTACCGTGGTGCTGATTACATCTTAGATACCTCAACTTCTGGTAATGCTACCTCTTTGGTAAGTGGTCAAATTGTTTCTGTCACCAACACGGGAGGAATGAACACAGGCACTGCTAGTGGCGTTGGTTACTACACATATACAGGAGCAACCACTACTACCGGCAAGTTGGGTGCATTTAATTATTCAGGCGGTACTACAACCGGTTTTCTTTTCCAAGGTGTTGCATACGGCTATCAACAACCCGCAACCTTTGTGTTTTATCAAACACGTAATACGACCACGCCTATCCCTGCTTCTGGTGACTACCGTATTCTGTTTGCAAAAACCGTTCCAGCAAACAGTGGTGTGATCGATTGTTCAGACGTTATGCCCCAACTGGCATACCCAATGCCTTCTGCAGGAAATACAAATGGACTTGGAACAACATCCCCCCTGCGCAATAAAGGTATTTACTTGGAACGAGGCGACCGTATTTACGTTGGCGTTTTTCCTGATGGCCCCAACTCTTCCGGTTACATCCCTGGCGTGCAAGTGATTGCACAGGGTGGATTCTTCTAAAGAATGGCTAGCAAACAAGGAAATACTTTTGGAACTTTTGGGGCAACCAAAAGTCCAGATCCTTTCCGTGTGCCAGTAATTAGAACAGAGTTTTCCAAAGGAGGAGTACCTGGATCAATTAGCGTAATTGATCGGGAATCTTCTTGGACGCGGTGGCGTAGAGGCTACGAAATGGCCTGTGCTTCGTTACATGATAATGACTATGCTTATGATTTTTCATATAGAGTACCGTTCCCTGAAGGCTTTTTACCCGCTGGTACGGAATACCCAGACATACAAGGTTCTTTCAAAGGATATCCGACTAGCAACAAAGAGTTTGGTATCCACTGGGGCGGAGTAAAAAAATTTGGAAGTGTTCGATTTGATCAACTACAGGATCAATTCCTTTTGGTAAATCAATACTGGTTTGATGCACAAATTCAAGACTATGAAAATGTTGGTCAATGGTTAGATGAAGAAGCAAAAGTCGAGTTTATTGATGCGTACATTGAATCAATTACTGAAGATGCTAATTATTGGTATGTAAAATTAAACGGCCCCTGGAGTGTATCTAATAAATTACCAGCTCCTTTGTATATAAATTTAGGTGGTGGAATTGAAGGTCTAAAAGCATTGAATGGAGAGGTTATAGAAGATCGCATAATTACAAAAGATGGCATCATAATTGACCGTGATTCAATTGATCCCAACACACAAAAACGCTACGGGTATGTTCAAGCGGTTTTAGTTGATACAGATGAAGACACAGGAATTTTAACTTTACGAAAGAATGGTTCAGTTGAAGCCACGCCAGATCGCGTTCTTGTAACACCTGCAACACGCCCACCAGACATTGGTCGTTATTTTATTACCGGCACCAGGTACTGTTGTACATGCCAAGATTTTAATCGCCGTGATTACAGCTACATGATTAATCTTGGCAATACAAACAAAAGGGCTTTTCCGCGCACTAGTGTTGCAAGTATTAAGCCTGGTCGTTATGAACTTTTAAAAAGTTTAGGCATTGTTGATAATGCTTCAATGACGGATGCAGATATTAACCGCATCCTCGAAATCATTGCGCCTTCACAAGACTTTCAAGTCCCTGGGACAATTACAACGGAAACATCTATTAATAGGCAAGCAACACGTGACAACCCAGGTGTCTACCGAGAGTTTGGCTCCTTGTATCTAAGAACCAGTGAAAACCCTGCATTGCAAGGATCCAAGGCGGAAGGCATGCCTAGCTATGCAGATTATACGGCTACTGGTAATTCAATTCAATCCTTAACTGATATATGGACTCCGGTTTTAGATGAGATGCGATACTGTAAACATATTTACGCTATGCGTTTTCACGAAGGCGTGTTGCCGCCTGAGCCATCAGATTTTCCAGTGGAGATTGAAAGCATGGCAGCGTGGGAACAAAAGCTAGTTGCTCAAAACGATAAAGAGCAAAGGGAAACTACAGCAGCTATCGTGCGACGTGCTTTGTGTTTAATGGATGTCCCACCATACAATTGTCAAACTCAAGCCATGCAACCCATGCTTCAACGATTGTTCAATATTCCGTTAACCTATATAAAAATTGAGGGGTTTACCATGTACGATAAAAATGGTTTACCGTATGTCCCAGCTAACGGAGAAAAGCCTGGTACTTGAACTTTTTGTTTTAAAATACAGTAAGCATAAGCACTTGAAAATAAATGTTATTGTTGGCTTCTACTTCTGATCTGCTTACCGTTGCTACCACAGCAGCGGGCAATATTGAAGTGCATGTTTCGTACGCTGACAATAACAATGGTGTTGTAAGTGCTGGTCGCATCAATACCATTATTACTACTGCAACCACAACAACAATTGTTGGTGGTCCTGCGGATACGGTTCAACGTAATGTGCGAACTTTTTATGTTAAAAACGATGTAGTTTCTGGCAATAATACGCTCACTATTAATCATTATGATGGTATTAAAACAGTTACTCTTTGGACGGGTACGTTAGCTCCAGCAGAAGAATTAGCATTAAATCAAAATGGCGATTGGAACGTTTATGACGCAAGTGGACTAGCTAAAGTTTATACAATGGTTGGCGCCACTGGTGTCACAGGCCCTGCAGGAAGTCCCGGTGGTCCTACAGGTGTTTCTGGTGCAACCGGAATTCAAGGTGTAACAGGACCTACGGGTGTCACGGGTCCTACGGGAGTTACTGGCCCCACAGGCATCCAAGGTACTACTGGTCCTACGGGATTACAAGGCACTACTGGTCCCACAGGCATTGCCGGTCCCACTGGTGTTACGGGTGCCACAGGTATTCAAGGTACTACTGGTCCTACGGGGTTACAAGGTACAACCGGTCCTACAGGTGTGCAAGGCACCACAGGACCAACAGGTATTGACGGACCAACTGGTGTCACGGGTCCAACAGGTGTTACGGGTGCCACTGGTATTCAAGGTACTACTGGTCCTACGGGGTTACAAGGTATTCAAGGTGTCACGGGACCTACGGGAGTTACGGGCCCTACAGGCATCCAAGGTACTACTGGTCCGACAGGAGTTTCTGGTGTTACCGGCGCAACAGGTATTCAAGGTGCAACAGGTATTCAAGGTTCAACTGGCATTCAAGGCGCCACAGGTGCGGGCGTCACTGGCGCAACAGGTATTCAAGGCATAACAGGACCTACAGGTATTCAAGGTCCCACTGGCGTTCAAGGTGTCACTGGCGTTACAGGTGCCACTGGAATTCAAGGCAGTACAGGTGCTACAGGTGCCACTGGAATTCAAGGTACTACGGGGCCAACAGGCATTGACGGACCAACCGGGGTTACTGGTGCCACTGGAATTCAGGGTTCGACCGGCGTTCAGGGTTCGACCGGTGTACAAGGTTCGACTGGTGTGATAGGTGTCACTGGACCAACCGGGGTTACTGGTGCCACTGGGGCGACCGGTGTACAAGGTCCCAGTGGAATTCAAGGTGCCACTGGCCCCACAGGTATTCAAGGTGCCACTGGCGTTCAAGGTGTCACTGGCGTTACAGGTGCAACAGGTGCAACAGGTGCGGGCGTCACGGGCGCAACCGGAATTCAAGGCATTACAGGTGCCACTGGTGCCACTGGACCACAAGGCTATTCTTCTAGTCTTTTCCGTTATACAGCAAAGACAACAATTACCACCGGCTATCCAGGAGACGGGTTTTTAATCTGGAACAACGCAACGCAAGCCAGTGCTACGCAAATTAGTATTAGTCACCTAACAAACGATGCAATCGATATTGATATTTTCCTTGCTCAACTTGCGCAAACTGAAGTAATAACAATTCAAGATCAAGGTAGCAGCACTAATTATCAATCTTGGAAAATTAACGGTACGCCAACAAATACAAATCCAGGAGCTGCAAATAGTTATTGGAATTATCCCGTTACTTTGGTTGCTTCTGGTGGAACTGGCACAACCAATTTCGCCAATAATCAAGCACTTTTTACTGCTCTTGTAAATGGCGCAGAAGGCGCTACAGGTCCTATTGGGGTCACAGGTGCTACTGGAGTTACTGGCCCTACTGGTGCCACAGGACCTACTGGTGTCACTGGTGCTACCGGCGTGGCTGGGCCTGGAGTTGCTACTGGCGGCACCACAGATCAAATTTTAAAAAAAGTATCTGCAACAAATTATGATACGGCTTGGACATCTGATCCATCGGTAACAACACTTGCGCTTTCTGGTACGGCGACTCAAACTTTAAATTTATCCGCAACTCCACCGGCTACTAGCAATAACGTAGGTTTTGCTTCTTTTGGCCCATCTTTAACATTTAACGATACAAATAAAATTGCAACATTTGCATCTAATGTAGATGCTTACGCGCAAATAATTTTACAAAATAAAAACGCAGGTGTTTCTGCATCTGCTGATTTTATTGTTAATAATGATCGCGTTGGGGGCACAACAATTTATGGCGATTTTGGTATTAATTCCAGCGCCTTTACTGGTGGCGGTGCTTTTGGAGATATTGATGGCACTTATTTATATTCTGCTGGCGGTACGCTTGCCCTCGGTAGTTTAGGTGCTAATGATGTACGCGTTGTCACAAATAGCATAAATAGACTTTGGGTACTGTCAACTGGACAAGTCGGCATTGGTGCTAGCCCAGCAACAGCTTATGCGTTAGATGTTATTGGTTCTATTCGTACCACGGCAGCCGCTACTCAAGATGGCATTATTCTTGCTGGGCGTGCAGGCGGCACAGGTTCTTTTGATGTAACAATTACACCAACAACACTAAGTGCAGACAGAACCTTAACCCTTGCAGATGGCAACACCACATTAGTTGCGGGCACGGTAGCAGTGCTCGGTACGGCGCAGACATTTACTGCCGCACAAACATTCCGTGTTGCTAACGCTATTCGATCTGAAGCGGCAGCCACCCAGGATGCTGTCGTATTAGCGGGTCGTGCTGGGGGCACAGGTTCTTTTGCTGTAACCATTACGCCTACAACTTTAAGTGCCAACCGTACCATTACGTTGGCAGATGGTGACACTACGCTGGTTGCTGGCACCATGGTTACAACTAGTGCAAGTAATACATTTACAGTTGCGCAGACCTTCCGGGCTGCCAACTCAGTACGAGCAGAAGCTGCTGCTACTCAAGACGCGGTTGTATTGGCAGGGCGAGCAGGGGGTACAAGTTCTTTTGCTGTTTCACTAACCCCAACAACTCTTACCGCAAGCAGAACACTAACTCTCCCTGATGCTACTGGCACTGTTGCACTAACTTCTCAGATTCCAACAGTTGATGTCACTGCGGCTGGCAACAACGCTTTTACTGGTGCTAATACATTTACCAATGCAACAGGCCAGACTATTCGCTCTGCCGCTACGCAAGATGGAATTATTCTTTCTGGACGTGCAGGCGGTACGGGATCTTTTGCAGTTACACTTACTCCAACAACTCTTACCGCAAGCAGAACACTAACTCTCGCGGATGGCAACACCACATTGGTGGCGGGTACATCTGCTGTAATTGGCACGGCTCAAACCTTTACAGCAGCTCAAACATTCAGGGCCGCAAGTGCAGTAAGATCTGAAGCGGCTGCAACACAAGATGCTGTCGTATTAGCGGGTCGTGCAGGGGGCACAGGTTCTTTTGCTGTTTCACTAACCCCTACAACACTTACCGCAAACAGAACATTAACACTGGCAGATGGTGATGTAACACTTGTAACCGGTACAACTGCAGTATTGGGTACCGCTCAAACATTTACTGCCGCTCAAACTTTTAGGGCTGCAAATGCGATCAGATCAGAAGCTGCCGCCACTCAAGATGCAATTGTATTAGCTGGTAGAGCAGGAGGAGCCACATCTCTTGCCATCACATTAACCCCGGCGACATTGGCATCTAGTACAACATTAACGTTGCCCAACGTTACAGATACAGTTGCCACAATTGGAACAGCTCAAACATTTACAGCTGCCCAGACATTCCGAGCTGCCAACTCAGTACGAGCAGAAGCGGCAGCCACCCAAGATGCTGTTATATTAGCCGGTCGCGTCGGTGGTACAACATCCCTGGCTGTTACCATTACGCCTACAACTTTAACTGCTAACCGTACTCTTACTTTGGCAGATGGCGACACTACGCTGGTCGCTGGCACCATGGTTACAACCACTGCCGCCAATACATTTATTAATACCACGGGTCAAACATTTAGACAAGCTGCCACACAAGATGGAATTATTCTCAACGGTCGCGCAGGTGGTACTAGCACCTTTGCAATAACACTTACCCCAGCAACGCTTGCTTCTAATACAACATTAACTCTTCCCAATGTTACAGATACGCTTGCCATCATTGGCACCGCACAGACATTTACAGCTGCACAGACTTTTCGAGCCACAAACTCAGTAAGGGCAGAAGTTACAGCTGCTCAAGATGCTGTCGTATTGGCAGGTCGCGCTGGGGGTACAACATCACTAGCTGTAACCCTTACACCTACAACTTTAACTGCTAACCGCACATTAACTCTTCCGGATACAGCAGGAACAGTCATAACTACTGGTGATTCGGCAACCGTTACTAATACAATGTTGTCTCAAGTTGCTACGGCAACTTTCAAAGGCAGGACAACGGCAGGTACGGGAGCACCTGAAGATTTAACAGCAACGCAAGCAACTGCATTACTTAACACTTTTTCATCCACCCTAAAAGGACTTGCTCCTTTATCTGGTGGTGGCACCACAAACTTCTTAAGGGCTGACGGTACTTGGGCAGCGCCTTCTACTGGTGGCGTTACTGACGGTGATAAAGGAGATATCACTGTAAGTGGAAGTGGTACTGTTTGGACTATTGATGCGGGTGTTGTAACAAATTCAAAACTTGCAGATGTTTCGACAGCAACTTTTAAAGGTAGAACAACAGCAGGTACTGGTTCACCCGAAGATTTAACAGGAACTCAAGCAACTGCATTATTAGATACATTTTCATCCACCCTAAAAGGACTTGCTCCTTTATCTGGTGGCGGCACTACAAACTTTTTAAGAGCTGACGGAACATGGGCAACACCTGCAGGCGGTGGTGGTATTACTTACGGTCGAGTTCTTGCTGTACAGTATAGTGCAGCAATGCCCTAACACTTACGTTTACCTAACATGGCTGCAAACACTTCCCCAATTTGGACATTAACTCCGAACGTCGGAGCTGTAGACATTACAACTACTACAGCAAACGTCAATACCATTGCTCCTGGCACAATTGGCACAAACTGCTTTTTAGCATTTTCTGCTGGTGTTGATGGGTCGTATCTTCAAAAAATGCGTTTTACTTTTGTTTCGACTACTAGCGTCATTTCTTCGGTTGCAACTACGCTGCAGGTATATCTGTCCACAGTTAACACGGGTGCTACAAGTGCCGCCAACACTGACTTGATTGTACAAGTGCAGGCAGCAGCGCAAACTGTTTCGGCAGTTACAACTGCACCGTATGTAATTGAGATTCCGCTAAACTTTGCAATTCCTACCGGTAGGTATATGCTTGTGACCCAATCGGTTGCTCAAACTACTAACTCCAACTGGAATGCTTTTGTATTTGGAGGCAACTACTGATGCTTAACGTATTTGACATTCCAAAACCTCAAAGTGGTTTTGTAAGTATTTTCCCCGGTTTTGCAAACGCCAACACTCAGTGGCTACCTTGGGAAAAACCTAGTCAAATAACCATGATCCGCATGGTTTGCATTGGCGGCGGCGGTGGCGGTGGTAATGGTTTTCCAAGTGCGACCACAACTGCACGAGGCGGTGGTGGCGGTGGCGGAAGTAGTGGCATTTCAATAGTAGAAGTTTCGGCTTCTTTATTACCAGATATCCTGTACGTCTCAGCAGGTATTGGCGGTAGTGGTGGCGCGTCTTCCACTACGGTTGGTACACTAGGCACCAACGGTATTGGCTCTTACGTTTCAATCGCTCAATCCACTGGAGCTGTGTATACAATCTGTTTTGCTAACCCTGGAGCAGCAGGTACAACCGCAGCTTCGGCGACGGTTGTCGGAAGTGCTGGTGCCGCTGGTGGTGTTGCAGCAAATACTACCGCTTTTATAAGTGCCCTGGGAACCAGCTTTTTTCTTGCTGGTCAAGCTGGTGCTGCTGGCGGCGCAGTTGCCAACGGTGCAGGTGGCGCAATCACATACCCTACAACTGGATTACTGTTGTCTGGTGGCGCAGGAGGAGGCGGTGGTTCTACAGGCACCGGAGGTAATATCACAGCCCCTGCTTCTCAAGCAGCTGTCTTAAACCTTTTTGCAACTTTGAACGGTGGCGCAGCTGGTGCAACTGCAGGTATTGGCTCCCCTGGCGTCGAGCTTCGGACTCCTTTGCTTGCATGCGGTGGTTCAGGAGGCGGTTGTAACACCGGTAACGCACTTGGTGGTTATGGTGGCGACGGCGGCTTTGGTTCTGGCGGCGGCGGCGGTGGAGCGGGCGGTACTACAGGTGGTTCAGGTGCTGGCGGTAATGGTGGCCCTGGGTTAGTTTTGATCTATTCTTGGTAGACACTGTTAAAACTTTCGTCAACCATGACAAAACCTTGTTTGCATCTGATTGGCATTTTCCACACCCAAGCAACAAGTGAATACTCACATTGTGCATTCACAGGGAAAGCAATGCGCTTTCCCAAGATGATGCAGGCATATGGTTATGACGTTATTGAATACAGCAACGAAGGTAGCGAGGCGGGCGCAACCGAACACGTACCCATTCTGAGTAAACAAGAATTTCAAAAACTTTATGGAGATCGGAAGAAAACCGATTTTCATGGTGATGATGCAACGGTTGGCAGCGAAGGACACCAACTATTTGAAGAACGTTTAATTGTTGAGTTACGTAAACGCTTGCAGAAAGAAGATATTATCTGCCATCCGTTTGGTCATGCGCATCAAATATTGATGGACAAGTTTCCGTCCCACCATCATGTTGAAACCGGCATTGGTTATCCCACGTTGATGCCCAATAGCTTTCGTATTTTTGAAAGCTATGCCTGGATGCATTACCACCAGGGGGAAGAGAAACGTCAAGGCCGTAACTATGAGTGGGTTGTGCCTAACTACTTTGACCTAGACGAGTGGGAACCATCTTACGAACCAGGGAAATATCTTGCTTTCTTAGGTCGTATCTGTTCCGTCAAAGGAATGGACACGATTAAAGAAATTGCCAACTACAGCCCTTGGCCAATAGTTCTTCATGGTCAAGGTGATCCAACCCCTTGGGAACATCCAAACATTGAATACCGTGGACCTATTACAGGCAAAGCACGTTCTGAATTTTTACGCAATGCACGGGCAGCGTTGATGCCAACAAACTTCACTGAGCCTTTCGCTGGCAGTGGCGTTGAAGCCATGTTGTGTGGCACACCGTTAATTGCTGTTGACTATGGAGCATTTACTGAAACTATCCTCGATGGCGTAACAGGTTTTCGCTGCCATACCCTGCAAGACTGGATTGATGCCATCGATAACGCAGGAGACCTTTCTCGACAGATGGTGGCAAATGTTGCTAGGTCCAGGTACAGCCTAGAAGCCTGCGGTAAAAAATACGACAAAATATTTCAAGACATTAACAACCTTAACAGAAAAGGTTGGTATCAGCTCCGCGAATCAACAGAGATTAACTACACATATCTTCATAATGAGGAGTTGCCTTTTGCCAGGCGTTTAACAAGCTGGATCAAAGACAATTTAAATCCCCAACAAGTTTTAGATCTTGGTTGTGGTCCAGGTACATACGTCGAGTGTTTCCGTGACCAGGGAGTCAATGCCTTTGGTTATGATACTGATGTTCGTGTTGAAGGCAAAGATTATCTCGTTTGTAAAAGTTTGTTTGATGTAGAGGAAACAGGCGATGTAGTCCTTTGCATGGAAGTAGCGGAACACATCGAGTCTTCCAATAATTTGAAAATTGTTGAAGCAATGACAAAAACCCTGGAGCCAGAAGGACTTTTAATATGGACAGCCGCCAAACCAGGCCAAGGTGGGGTTGGTCACATTAACTGCCAAACCAAAGATTACTGGGAAGATCTATTTGCGACGCAACCATTACAACGCTGCCTAGACGTTGAAGAACAGTTAGCGGATGCCATGAAAGCTGGTTACCACATGGGCTGGTTTGTACAAAACCTATTGGTTTACAAACGTAATTAACCATAAAAAAACAGCTCCAATTATGGAGCTGCCTTAAGTTTTGTTTCGGAATCAAACGACAGCTGCCATTTTGTTCAGGTGCTTCCGAACTTTCTCAACGTTCCAACGATAACTGTCACGTGAGTAGGTGCCAGGGAAGGCAGCGAAATGGGGACCGAGTTTTAGGGTACCATCATCGCGGTACCTAAAGAGAGTCTTGCGATCAATACCAAGGAGTTCTTCTGCTTGGTGAATGGAAACCCATTCGCGTTGCTTGGTCATGACTTGAATAAAAGCCGTGTGCGCACCTACCATATCAGCTTTACTACTGTTGTCAAGGGCTTTTACTTTTCTTTATCTTTACATTTAAGTTGAAAATGTATGAGGTCAAATTAAAATAAAGTAACTGCAAATTGAGCATGTTCAGCTGCGAACACGAACCCCTCGCATTGCTACTTGAACTGACTCCTAAACTTGCAAAGAAACGATTTAGACAAGCTATCTACGATTCCTGGGACTGTAAGTGTGGGTACTGTGGAGACGAGGCGACAAGTCTTGACCATATTATCCCCCGATTTAAATCAGGTTCTAGTAATCGAAATAATTTGATGCCAGCTTGCCGACGTTGCAATACATCTAAAGCAAGCGAGCAGATGGAGACCTGGTACAAAAAACAAGAATTTTTTAATCAGGCTAAGATGGATAGAATTAAAGCTTGGATGACATACGAGGCGGTCGACCTCTTTGTGTACCAGGTAGATACGTTGCAATTGGCGGTTTAAGATGGGACTTTTTTATGATCCACCTTCAAAGAAGTGGCAAGTAACATATGAAAAAACGGATTATGCAACAAATAATCCTACTAACTTAGTAACGGATGCACCCACAAATTTACAAACAAATTACCCTACAAATTTAACCAGACAAGAATCTGCACAAAGACTAGTTAGCAAACCTGTGCAGGTATACAAATCAACATATAATGCGTGTAATACAAGAGACTCAAAAGGAAATTGCCAAGGTGGATATACGTATGGTTTTGTAACAGAGTATCAAAACGTCTGGGAAACGTACTGGAAAACAGTTAATGATATTGCGAGTAATCAAATTAATGATCAAAAAAATCAAACCAACGCAGCTTTAAATGCGCAAAATGCAAACGCAAATAAAATTAATGCAGCAACAAATGCAGATAATACAAAAACAAATGCAAGTAATCTTGTATTAAATACTGCAAATACAAATAAAAACAAAGCGTACGACACAACTGTTTCAACAGCGTCTAGTACACTTGGCGGTGATTATGCTGCTCAACGACAAGCATTAAGAAATATTGCATTAGACCCTGGTATTACGGACGAACTTAAACAAAACCTAGAAACAAATTTTAAAAATTTTTACCGCACAGAAAAACTTCAAACTTGGGACGCAAACCTAGGAGCTAAACCTGCGTATGGAGATTTTGATCCAACTTATTACAAGACTCAAAATCCCACAGTTGCTGAACAGTGGAAAAGTGCTGTAGCAAATGATGATATTGACGTAACCGAACGGTATGGAGAGAATAATTTTTATTTGCAAAACTATACAACACAAGGAAAACCTGCAGGGTTGCGTGGTAATGCGTCGGAAGTAACAAAAGCTTCCAATGCATACTTGGAGAAACCACCAACAGATGCGGATTTACAAGCAGTTAGAGATTTACAACTTGGCGTAGATACTGCAACACAGTCTCAACGTTTACTTAACATCCCTGAAATTGCACAACAATGGGATGCAGCTAAAAAAGGCGATCCGTATTGGGATAAATTAGCTAAAGAGAAGTATTTAGATGTTTCTAAACCAGATGAGTTTGCTGCTTTGTTCCGTTTGTCAAATCGTCCGGAAGACAAACAAGTAAGTATCAACTACAACATCAATGCTGGATATGGAGTTACCCAGCTTGAAGACGCATTAAACCAAGCAGTTGGTGAAAAAGCAATTGTAGACGTTAAAAAATTTGGTGCGCTTGCTCAAAATGTATTAAAAGATTCAATTGCAGAAATGCAAAAAGCCAAAGTAAAAGAACAGACTTTAAGTTTGATGCGGGGTTTTAGCGGCTTTAGTGAAATCATGGATATCAATAAAACACTTACCAATTCAATCCTTGGTGATAGTGGAGTTGGTGGCGTTTTATCTTTTACTTCTGCTGGTAAAGCAGAAGAATCTTTAAACAAAAGTCTACAAAATATTACAGGAGTTCAGAATAATACAGCCTATAACTGGCAGCAATGGTTTGATAAATCATTAAAAGAAAAATACAACAAAGACGTAGAGCTTGGTTATACGACAGATCAGGCTACTGAACAAGTAAAAATTGATGGTGAATTTGCACGCAACTTTATTGATAAATATTTAATACCACGTTTTAATACGTCCAAATCTATGGACGAATTTGTTGAATACTTAGATGTTAGACAGGAAGAGCAAAACCCTTTTCAGACACAAGATATGCTTAACGCTGCTACACTCACTGCAAACTTACGTGCCAAGTCTTATTTAGATCAAATAAAAGCTACATCTGCACGTAGTTTTGATCCTACTTTTTACTTTAATCCCACTGGGGATAAAGCAAGAGAAGCTGCGTATACTGACCAAGCATCAACTGTTGCCGCTGATTGGGAAGCGGCTAAACAGGGCGATGCTTATTGGCAACAACAAGCTTATCGTTTTGGTGTAGACATTAATGATAAAGCAGCATTTGCACGTATGCATTTTGAAGTTAAGGGCCAGGGGAAAGGCTATGATGCAGCAGACGATATCCTCAACGCAGGAAAAGTTCAAGATCAAATTTATAACAACATTCTTCCAGCATTGAAAGATGAGGCTTTAAAACAAGGTACTGTCTTTGGTTTATTTGTAACACCTGAAGAATTTGCCGATGACATGTTACGTGGTTTAGATCCAAATGATAAAAGTACCTGGAATGAAGTTTTGCAACGGTATGGTCTAACAGATTTCAAGGGTACTGTAGAAGAACTAAAACAATACATTTCTGAAACATTACGCACAGGATCTGCGCAAGACATCAGAGAACAAATTAAATATTTAAACGACAAAAGACAAAAACCAACGCAACAAGTTTTGGGACTTACTTACATTGAACGACCTGAAGATTTTAAAAATACACAAGCTACGGCACAAACAGAGTTGTATAAAACTTTCCAATCTGCTGGTTTCCAAGGAACAGAAGATGAGTTTTACAATAATTTTTTCCCTGATGTAGATAGGTCTGAGCAAGCAGTTCTTACCAAAGCAGGTTCCAATACAGCACTTAAAACAAGCGGTTTAGATTTTACAGATCCTTTTGCCTCCCTTGGTACAATTGAAAGTTTCTTTGCTGATGAAAATGCAGCAGAAACAAGCAAAGACAAAAGTTCAGATACAAGTACAACCGATACTTCAAATTTCTTTAGCTTAGGATCAGATGAGGAAAATACCAATTACAAGTCCACAACAGGACAAAAAATCTTGGGTGAATTTACCTCCATGTTTAAGGGGCTCTAATGTCAGACAAAGCAAGAAAAGCTGTAAGTGCGTCTCATCGGTACCAGAAAGACAAGATGGAGTGCAATAAACCACAGCGTGCCCCTGCCGGTGACACGCACAAGTGGGTTGTTAAAAGTTGTTACGACGGTGAAGAAAAAATTGTCAGATATGGTCGCCGTGGTTACGAGGACTATACGCAACATCACGACAAGGATCGCCGTACAAACTTTAGAGCACGCATGGGATGTGACAAGGCTATGGACAAGAACACGCCTAGATACTGGGCTTGCTCACGGCTCTGGTGATCTATGGTAAGGTAATTACGTAGTTCATCCAAAACTCATGGCAAAAGCAAAAGCAACCTCAACAATTAAACTAGAACCAAAGCCCAAAAAAACGCGGCAAGGACGGTCAAAAAGCACTAAACTGAAGCCAGGCCAAAAAAAATATCGTGGTCAAGGCTAAACAATTTTACAAATCGGCACATGATTTAACCGGTCAAATTTATAACCGGTTGACAGTACTTGGTTATAGCCCAAGTGTGAAACATCAGCTTTCTCGCTGGGTTGTTTTATGTACATGTGGAAAGAAAACCACTACATATGGCATGTCCCTTTTAAGTGGGGGAACCCAAAGTTGCGGTTGTCTACAAAAAGAAAAAGCAACTAAACACGGAAACACATACCATCCTTTTTATAAAATTTGGACCGCCATAAATTACCGTTGTACCAATGTTAATTGTAAAGATTATGTAAACTATGGGGCCCGAGGTATAAAAAATTTGTTCGATTCTTTTGAGCAGTTTTGTGATTGTATGGGAGAACGGCCAGTAGGGCACACTGTCGAGCGTTTAGATGTCAACGGTCACTATGAACCAAAAAATTGCGTCTGGATTGCAAACAATAAACAAGTTTTAAACAGAAGGTGCAGCATATCAATTCAAACTAAAGAAAAAATTCAAGAGTTATCAAAAACAATTACAAATAAAACGGTTATTGCTAGGCTTACAGGGGTAAGCAGGACGAGCATCGATAGGGTGCTTAAAAATTGTGTATGATTGGTGATAACTATTGTTATCACCATGGCAGATTTTTCGCATGCCATTAATCTCATTCGTAAATACGAAGGGTTTAATGAAAAAGCTTATGCCAATCCTGTAACTGGCGGAGAACCTTACACGCTTGGATACGGCACACAATTTTATCCAGACGGTGCGCCAGTAAAGAAAGGACAGTATTGCAGTAAAGAAAAAGCACTGGAGTATTTATTTCATGAAATCAATGTCATTGATGGTCAGCTTTCCAAGTTGAACATTGGTTTAGATGACTGCATGCGCCAGGCGTTGATTTCATTTATTCATTCGGTAGGTTGGGAAGCATTCCTTTACAGTCGTGTGATCGACTGTATTGAACATGAAGATTTAGCCGCAGTAACAGAGGAAATTGTTCGCTGGATTTTTGATGAAGACCATCGAGCTATTGGTAGCCTCTTGGATCGTAGACGAGAAGAAGTAAATTTATTCCTCCAGGAAGTAGATGCCACCCCTGCTTTTCTTACTGATATTTTGCTTGCTGCCTTTCGGAATTACACAGCAGCACCCAAGCAGGTACAGGCAATTAGGCAACTGGAAGAACGAATCAGTCCGTATGTGTTGTCCGAATTTGCCAACGCTTTTCGCACTGATGATGCCGATTGGGTCGATTATCCTTCCGATGAGCTAGATTCTTTATTTAACAGCTGGTCTTAGAATACTCTCATTGAAGCCATGAATACAGGGATGGAACGCTCATCTGAACCCAGGGAGTTTGAACTGCCTTTAGAACTTCAATTTGCCATGCGCAAAGCAGAGCTTCAGGCAGCGGAGATGACCTGGGACCAGCTATATGCTGCGCTTTTAAACCTCTATCACCAGCGTCTGATGGAGTGGCATGCAGTCAAGGATATCCTGGAGAATGAAAACATCAAGCTTGACTTTGATGTACCCACTGATTTAGAACTAGCAGAACTCGCCGCCGCATGCATATACGACGACGAAGAAGATGATGACGAAGAAGGTGTTCCCTTTTAGCTTTCATCAAGATCTATCAAACGGTCTAAGTACCAAAGTGCTTTCTTCAGTGATTCTGTCCCGCCTTTATGGCGCTCACGCCACACATACTTGGCGATATTTCCCTTTAGATATCCGCGATATTCTTCAAAAGTTAACTGCGCTTCAATGGCTTCAATGCATTCAATTACGCCGTCGGCATAATGAGGCGGATGATTGACTAGATCAGGCTGCAACTCAGGACGGGAAGGTTTGGTTGCCCATGGAACTGGACAAACCCCATCTTTACAACCGTTGTCTTCTACCGGCTCAAACCACGGCGCTTCCTTGACAGCAGTTGTTCCTGCTCCAAGGTGTCCGCCGAGGGCAAAGAAATCATCAATGTCTTTGGCTTTGGTGACGCTCCCGGATACTGCTCCAGTGCTTCCTCCATTGACGGGATGTAACCGGTCATCCCCGGCCTCTGTCCCTCCAACGCTGGATTCCCCTCCAACCCGAGATTCGTCCGCTCCATTCCCTGCTCGCATGCTGCTAAGCCCCTGTTGTACATGTCATACAAGGGTACATCATTTTCCTCGTTATCGAGAGGTGCACCAAACATATCTTCGTCAAGGCAGCGGCACTTGACTTCGTCTTGAACGAAACTATCTAGGAATCCTGCAGCGCCGTGCATAGCTATATACGACTTAAATTTTCTCAATTACAATATTATCATGGCAAGATTTTACGACCCTCGTCAAGGCAAAGAAGACGAACCGTTTGATACACGGATCGGTAATAAGGGGCGTCTTCAATACGACCCAAGGCACGACTCTGGTACCTCTGGAGCTGAATCATCTGACTTGCATCCTGAGCAAGCGTATGATACAGATCTTCGCCGCGTAGAGCCTGATGAAAGGCAAGCGGTTGAATCATTAAACAATAAACAAGATCAAATTGCTAAATATTTTGCGGCCGCCAGGAGTGCTGGTAAGTTTCGTCAAAAAGCTGCAATTGATGAGCCGACCATTCGTGGCAAGACCCCCAGGACAGAAGCTAATGTTGCTGGTACTGCCATGCCAAGCATGGGTGACAGGATTGGTAAAGGGGGTAGCACAAACTATTCTGATGGCCCGCAACGCTCTTCTGGAAGCTTCAGGGGATTCTTTTAACGGTGACGGGTGTTATAAGCTTCAAGTTCTAAAGAATCTTGAAGTTGCTCAAACATATCAGAGAGCATGTTAAGTACCCACTGAACATCATCACTGCGGTATCGAGATAACTTTTTAGAGATCTCTTCATTCTCCTGGAAGATCACTGAACGAGTCAGGACTTCCAGGATGTCAAGCTTTTTATCTACATTCATTTGTCCGTTTTTCCTACATTAATTAAACTTGAGAGAAGACAATTTCTTTCTCTTGGTTTTGGTATTTACCTTTTCGGTCCTGGTAGGTAATCTCGCAGGGGTTACCGCGATAAAACAACAGTTGTGTAATACCTTCATCAGCATAGATCCGATTAAACAAACCAGTACAATTACTGATTTCTAAAGTGAGGTAACCCTCCCACCCAGATTCTGCTGGGGTGATGTTAACCAAGATCCCCGACCGGGCATATGTAGATTTACCGACTGCAACAACAGTTACATCACGAGGAAGTTTAAGGCGTTCCTGGGCAACACCTAAGCAATAGCCATAAGGAGGCAGCATAAAATACTGGCCCTTCTCATCTTCTAATAATTCAGATTCGCAAAGAATTTCAGGATTGAATTCTTTTGGATCACATTCACCAGCTTGAATGCGACCAAAGATAAGACATTGTTTAGGTGATAGGCGAATGTCATAGCCATAGGAACTGAGTCCATAACTCAAGATCCGTTGATCACCTCGTTGGCTAACAAGATGATCTTTAAATGGAGCAATCATCTCCTTGTTCTGAGCCAAGTACTTGATTTCCCAGTCGGCCAGTATGCTCATTGCGGCGTTGAAACGTCTTTCAGTCTACAAAACCTAGCAGAGAATCCGGCCCTTTTCCTCGTAAATATCAATAAATTTTTGCACGGAATTACCTGCGTCATCCATGGGTGGCAAGTAAACCAAGAACGAAGTACAGGTCTTGTGCCTGTCAATACCATTACTCGTATTTTTAACCAACGTTGGTGCGGTTTTCAAGATACAGACAGGAAAGTCGAATAATTTTTGTTCATACCGAATCATGTCCGGGCAGTTGGTAAAGTACAAACCTTGTTCAACTTCACGGTTAAACCAGGATCGATACAGTTTTCTAAACCAAACAGCATGAGAAGATACCAAGGTGGGAGACGAAGCCCGGGTCATCTTCCACCTATCGTTTTTTTTATCACGAAAATACGCTCCACCTGGAGGAAATAAATAAACACGTCCGTACCACTGCTGAGCATTTAATCCGTCATCTTGCGGAGTAAAAAACTTTTCTGCTTCGACATACTCATTGGCAACCTTGGAACTGGCAACATCAAGCTCAATGCCGTTCAACAAAGCATGTGCAGAAGATACCAGATCATAGCTGGTGATTAACTCAAGATCTTCTTTGCGACTGCGAATATCATGAATAGCCATGACTACTCAGCCGCCTTGTTGTAGTCTATTTCCAAATAGCGAATACCATCTGCATCATTGATGATATAACCAGCTTTTTCAATCGGATCAATCTTCTGTGCAGCCTGGAGGATACGACGGAAAGTTTCAGCTAAGTCACCATCATTACTACGTTCACATTCTTCCTGTGCTGAGTGAATTTCTTTTAAGGTCAAAAAGAACATAGAGCGCTCTTTGTTTTCAGGCTGGAACACCATGACGCCAGGGCCTTCGTGCTCCCACATTTTCAAATATTGTTGACCCATGTCACCAAGAATCAACTTAATGGTGGTATCAAGCATCTTGGCCTTAGTCTGATCTAGGTCTGGACCAATGACTGAAGCGATTAACTGTTCACGTTTTTTCATTTTTCCAAAAGTCCTTGCCGTGCAAGAGATTCGAGGAGCTTGGGAAGGGGCTTATACAGTACGACAAGCTTGCCTAAGTTACCACGCTTTTTAACCAGCTTACCCTTCTCGTCCCGCACCTTGTCAAATTCACCGGAACGAATCAGGTATTCTGCCACGCACCGCAGCCTTCTCTTCAAGGGCAACTCGGCCAGGGGAAATTTACCGCAGATGGTATCCGGTTGCATATCCTTGAATGCAATCCGCAACCGATTTGCCAACGTCATGTTGGAGTTAGCGTCTTCTTCTTCATAATTTTTAAGGTTTTGCAAGTATCGTTGCAAACACTCATCATCAAAAGAACCACTGGGGGGAAGAAAGTCAACAACTTGAAAGACTAAAGATGCTGGCAAAGCCTCTTCGTAGTTGTCAACTGTGACGGAACCAATACAAATTCCTTGGAAACGATACGCCATTATTCTAATTTCCCTTCGGTAGTAGTTTGGTACAGCGGTTTTACCTTATGGAAATCAGAAGAAACCATGGGTCTGTCCTTAGAAAATGAACGGACCAGATGATTCCAGGGTATACGAATTACGGCGCGTTTGCCAGGATCTGGACAAACGTTAATGTAATGGACACCTTCACTCCATCCTTTGTCCGCATTTTTGCGACCTGTTGCCATCCAATTGCGGATTGTTTGATCAGATACCCCAAGACGCCTGGCACATTCTTCAGTTGAAACGTACTCGTCCGCAAACGCCTCTGGATTTAATAGGTCCGTTTCTCCGTTTTGATAACGGCTATGCCACATAGATGCCAAGATATTTCTGATTCCCTTCAGCTCAAACGCTACATCTTCTAATCCTTTTCGAAGTCCGTATTTCATAAGGCAAAAAGTTTTGTTTAATGCTAGTGTGTGGGAAAAGTTTTTGTAGCCACCATGGAAGAGCAAATTTCTCCTAGTCAAATCCCCCAACAGTCAGTGCCTACCCCTGGGACAATTACCCCAGAACAACTCGAAATGATGAAGGCCCGTGCAAGGGAAGCAGCCATGCGTACAACACTGGAACAACGCCAACAACAGATGGTTCCACAACAAGTCGTCTATATTCGTCGCAACTTTACAGTTGCAGAATTAATTCTTGTCGTGTTGCTGTCCTGTGGTCTTGTGACAGCAGTTCAAGTTGGTTGGAATTTTGCAGCCAAGACTCTACCACGCATTGAAATCAAGGTTAAGTAGAGATAGGTACGGGCACACTATAATGCATCTAAGGGTATTTGCATGTAAAAATACGTGGCCAACAGGCGCATTAGTGACTTACAAGAACTTGCTGGTATCAGTCTTGCGGAAGCAGATCTGTTTACGGTTGTTCGTGTAGCGGAAGTTGACCCGGCGTTAAAAAATAAAAAACTAACCATTTCTGGAACCAAGGCGTATTTAAATATTTACTACCTTCCCCGCACAGGGGGCACCATCAGTGGTTCTGTTGTAATTGAAAGCGGCCTTACGGTTTCTGGTGGTATTACAACATCCGGTCTGACGGTTACTGGTGCGTCAACTTTTAATTCAGTCATTGTTCAAACCAATGCAACGGTCAGTGGAACCATTAGTGGAAGCACACTTACCGGTAACACGATTCGTGCCACAACAATTCAAGGCGGAAACATTAGTGGTGGAACAATTAGCGGCGATACCATCAATGCAATCAGTGGTAATTTTTCAACACGCCTAAGTGGAACCGTTATTACCGGCAACTCAATCTCCGGTACTTCAGGCGTATTTCAAAACTTAAGTGGTGTCACAATCACGGGCACTACCGTCCAAGCGACCACGGGTATTTTTGGAACGCTGTCAACACCAGCCCTGGTGGTTAGCGGTAACTTAACCGTTGAAAGCGGCCTGATTGTTTCAGGTAATGCTCAGTTTGCAACCAATGCAACGGTCACTGGTACTTTATCGGGAGCAACGATTACCGGTAATGCGATACGAGCAACAAATATTACAGGTGTTGCCGGGGTATTCACAACTAGCGTTTCTGGTGCACTCATTACAGGTGACACGGGACGGTTTGCAAACATCACTGGCGTTTCTGGTACCTTCACTACCAGGGTCAGCGGAGCTACTATTACTGGTGATGCAGGTAACTTCGGTACGGTAACAGGAATCTCGGGGACATTTACTCAGATTCTTTCCGGGGCAACAATTACGGGTAATATTGGACAATTCACCAACTTGACTGGTGCCACTATTGTCGGCACCACTACGGTTTCTGGTGCAACAATCACTGGTAACACTGGTGTATTTACTAATTTTACTGGTGTCACAATTGTCGGAACAACCACCGTCTCCGGTGCAACTGTTACAGGTAATGCTGGACAATTTACCAACTTAACCGGCGTAACAATCGTAGGTACCACCACGGTTTCAGGCGCAACTATTACAGGCAACGCGGGGCGATTTACCGATATCACCGGGGTTAATGTCATTGGCACCACTACGGTTTCTGGTGCAACAGTCACTGGTAATGCTGGTGTATTTACCAACTTGACAGGCATTGCTGGCACTTTTACCACCAGTGTTTCAGGTGCTACTGTCACAGGTAATATTGTACGAGGAACCTCTGGTGTATTCTTGAATCTAAGCGGCACCACAATCAGTGGTGTATCCGGCATTTTTGCTTCGGGTTTGACTA